GATCGGATCAACTTGAACGAGCCGAAACCTCGTCTCGTTACTCCGGACCCTCCGGCGACCTTGGACCGATACGGTAAGGGGGTATGGGAGCGCACCGTCCCCATCTTGGAGCGCAATGGCCTGCTTACGGAAGTCGATGTAGACACGTTGGAAGGGTACTGTCGTCTCCAATCGCTCAACCATTACACGGCGCGGGCGTTGAAGAAGTGCGGGTACAAAATGCTGACCGAGAAGCATACGGTCGATAGTGCGGGCAATGAATTTCTGGAGGCGAAGACGAACCCGTTGGTGAATCAGCAGTTGAAGATCATCTCCCAACTGCTCCCGTATTTCCGCGAATTCGGTATGAGTCCAGCGAGTCGGTCGAAGATCAGCGTGCCGGGTGGGGGCGGCGGGGATGAGTTCTTCGGCAACTGATCCTGGGCTGGCGAAGGCGGAACGTGTAAAGCGGTTTATCGAGACGCACTGCACGTACTCGAAGGGCGAATGGGCGGGCCAGCCCTTCAGATTGCTTCCTTGGCAGTGGGACGATCTGGTCAAGCCACTGTTCGGAACGCTCAATGGCGGGGATCTTCGGCAGTACCGGGTCTGCTACTGTGAGATCCCGAAGAAGAACGGCAAGACGGAGTTGTGCGCGGCGCTTGCGCTGTTCATGCTGACTTCGGATTTCGAGGAAGGCCCGGAGGTGTACGTCGCCGCTGCGGATCGTGAGCAGGCGGGGTTGACGTATCAGGCGGCGTCTACGATGGTGCGGGCAAGCGCCACGCTGTCGAAGAATCTGAAGTGCTTGGATAGCCGCAAGCGGATCATCTTCGGAGCGAAGAACGGATTCCTACAGGTACTTTCGTCGGAGTCGTACACCAAGCACGGACTATCGCCATCGTGCGTAATCGTGGATGAGATTCACGCTCATCCGGACGACGACCTATGGAACGTGTTGACCGCCGGTACAGACTACGCAAGGCGGCAGCAGGTGGTGTTGGTCATCACCACGGCGGGTGTGTACGACAAGAACTCGATCTGGTGGAAGCTGCGTAGCAAGGCGCAGCAGGTGAAGGCGGGGATCGTGGAAGATCCTCGGTTCCTGCCGGTGCTGTACCTCGCCGACCCGGAGAAAGATAACCCCGCAGATGAGGCGTTGTGGCGGCGGGTGAATCCGTCGCTCGACCAGATATTCACGATGGACAAGATCCGCCAGGATTACGGCGAGGCGAAGAACGACCCGGTGGATTTCCAGAACTTCCTGCGGTTCCGGTTGAACATTCCGGTGAAGAGTCTGTCGCGCTGGATGCCGATGGACAAGTGGGACGCTTGCGCGGCGGCTCCGGACCTTGAAGCCCTGAAGGGTCGTACCTGCTACGGCGGGCTGGATTTGAGTTCCACGTTGGACCTGTCCGCCTTCATCCTGGTGTTTCCTCCCGAGGAAGAGGACGGGTATTGGGATGTACTCGTCAAGGCATACTGCCCGGAAGAGGGGATCATCAAGCGGGCGAAGGTCGATCGTGTGAGGTATGACATCTGGCAGGAACAGGGTCATCTCATCGCCACTCCAGGCGAGGTTGTGGATTATTCATGGATCAAGAAGGACATCCTCGCGGTGGCGGAAATGTACGACATGCGGGAGATTGGGTTCGACCCGTGGAACGCGCAACAGATCGCTACCGAGATCATGGAGGCGTTGAACCCGTCGAACAGCGAGTACGGATTCCAGATGGTCGCCCTGAAGCAGAATGTGCAGACGTACAACGAGTCGATGCGAGGCACGCTCGCGCACGTCATCAAAGGGAAGGTCAGGCACGGCGGCCATCCCGTACTGCGGTGGTGCGCGGACAATCTGGTCGTGCGGACCGACGCCAACGGCAACGTGTTCCCGAACAAGGAAAAGGCCACCGACAAGATCGATTTGATGACGGCGACTTTCATGGCGTGGGGGCGGGCGATGAAGCGGACAGTATTGGCGTCCATATATGAGTCCCGCGGCGTCCTCACTTTCGGATCGGGAGGGTAGATTGGGCATACTCGGCAAAGTGAAGGAGTACCTGGTCCGCAACCTGTCCCTTACCGACGAGAAGGCGTGGGACAGGACGTTGTGGAATATGTGGGGGTCGCAGGCGCTATCGGGTGAGACCGTCTCCGAGTATACGGCGCTGACGTATTCGGCGGTCTACAACGCGATCACGTTGATTGCAGGAACGATCGGTGCGTTGCCGTTGCACCTGATGCAGCGCAAGGGCGAGAAGAAGCGCGTCGCGGACGACCGCCGGATGTACCGCGTCATGCACGACGAGTGGAACCCGTGGATGACGGCGATGGCAGGCCGCGAGACCATGATGGCTCATGTGCTGGCGTGGGGCAACGGATACGCGGAGATCGTTCGGAACGGGATGGGCGAACTCATACAGTTGTGGCCGATCTCCCCGAACCGCATCCGCCCGGAGTTGCGTGGCGGGAATCTCGTCTACCGCATCCGCGTCGACAACCAGGATGTGTATCTTCCTCGGGAGAAGGTTCTGCATATCCCTGGCTTGGGGTTCGATGGGTACGCTGGGTATCCCGTCATCTCGATGGCCCGCAAGTCTATCGGCCTCGGTATGGCGCTTGAGACATTCGGGTCGTTGTACTTCGGGCAGGGTACGCATCCGGGCGTAGTCGTGTCGCATCCGGGGAAACTGAGCCAGATAGCGCATAACAACCTTTCGGAATCGCTGGTGAAGGCGCACTCCGGCCTGGGGCAGTCGCATAAACTGCTGCTGCTTGAGGAGGGGATGAAGCTGGAGAAGCTGCTCATTCATCCCGACGATTCGCAGTTCCTTGAATCGAGACAATTCCAGATACCCGAGATTGCACGGTGGTTTAATGTCCCCCCACATAAGTTAAAAGACCTTACGAAGTCGTCCTTCTCGAACATAGAATCCGAGCAGCAGTCCTTCTACGGAGACACGATCCTTCCGTGGTTGGTGCGGTTTGAGCAATGCTACAACCAGCAACTTCTCTCCACCAGCGATAAGGAATATTCCGGCAGGGGACGCCTATACTTCAAGCACAACGCGGAGGGGATTCTAAGGGCGGATACTGCGGCGAGGGCGGCGTATTATTCGTCTATGTTCAACATCGGGGCGTTGTCGATCAACGAGATTCGGGCTTATGAGGACAAGGATCCGGTGGAAGGCGGAGATATCCATCTTGTGCCGATGAACATGACGACGTTGGAGAACGCCGGGAAGCTGCCGGAGCCGAAGGCATTGCCGGCGCCGAAACCGGGCAACGGCGAGGACAAGGAAGCAGCCGATGAAGCATAGTGAATTGATCGCCATGCTCAAGTCCATGATGGAACACGGCATGACGCTCAAGCAGACCATCGAGTTGCTGGAGGCGAAAGGCGACAAGAAGAAGATCGGGCGGCTCAAGGAAAAACAGATCATTAAGAATTACGAGAAACGATGATCATCTACAAAATGACAAATGTTTTAACCGGAGATGTGTATATCGGGCAAACGATACGTCCGTTGGTTTCCCGGTTGAAAGGCCACATGAAGGCCGAATCCCTTGTCGGGCAAGCGATGAGGAATTACGGCACAAGCGTATTCGTAGTCACCGTGATAGACCGGGCGTTGACGGTGGGCGAACTCGACGAAAAGGAAAAGTTTTGGATCAGGCATTTCGATAGCCGTTCCCCTAACGGATACAACCAGACCGATGGTGGCGATACGGTGAGGCACGACCGCCCGCACACGGAAGCGGCAAAGCAGAAGATAAAAGCGAAAAGGGCCACGCAGATTATCACCGAATCGACGAAGGAAAAGATGCGTTCATGGGAAAGGACGGAGGGATACAAACAAAGATTGTCGGAATCGCAGATGGGCCACGCAGTAAGTGAAGAAACAAAGCGGAAGATCAGCGAGACCAGAATTCGCAAGGGAATAAGGCATGATGCGGAAACTGTGAAGAGGATAGCGGACGCAAGGAGAAACAAACCATCAAATCGAAGGGGCATGAAGGCATCTCCGGAAACGCGAGAAAGGTTGCGGGTGTCGCATCTCGGAAAACGGTTATCCGAAGAAGCAAAACGCAAGTTGAGCAACTTCAATAAAGGAAAAAAGTTGACCGAAGAGCATAAGCAGAAATTAAGGGACCGCATCATTACCGATGAGGTCCGGCAAAAATATCGCGCTGCATGGGTGATCAGAAAACAAAAACACGAAAGAACCACGGAGGAGGTAGCACATGTATCTCAATAAAGAAAAGATGGAAACGAGGTGTCTACCTACTTCGGAGGTCAGGATCGTTGGGGATGCAGCAAACCAAAAGATAGAAGGATATGCCGCACTCTTTGGAGTGTGGGCGGACATCGGTGGCTGGTTTAAAGAGTCCATCAAACCAGGGGCATTCAGGAAGACGATCAAAGAGGGGGATGTTCGCGCCCTTTGGAACCACAACCCGGATTACGTTCTTGGAAGAAACAAATCGAAAACGCTGCGGCTGTATGAAGATTCAAAAGGATTGGCCTATGAGATAAATCCGCCGAATACGACGTGGGCGAAGGATTTGATGGAGTCCATGCGGAGATCAGATGTAAATCAGAGTTCCTTCGGCTTCACCGTGAACAAGGAGGAGATCGACCCGGTGAAGGACGAGCGCGTGCTGACCGACGTCACGCTGTTCGACGTGTCCGTCGTCACCTACCCCGCGTATCCGACGACCTCCGCGCAGGTGC